GGCTTGCTTGTTCTCTGGAAACGACTTCAGCCTGTAGTCACTTCAAAATGAAGCTGTTGAGATAGGGCAGCACCTCGCCGCCGCAGCTGGACACGATCAGATTGAAGTCCTTTTGGAAGACGTGAAAGTAAAGAGCGTTGCTCACGTCCTTCGATCCTTCGGTGCGCTGCTCCTGAATCATCCGGGTTGCCTGGTTCCGGGACAGCCCCATACCCATCAGGAGCTTTTTCATTCTCTTGGTTGTCATTTCAGTTTACCTCGTAGTCTTCAATGCCGTTTTCGTCCGTCCGCTTTTCCCAGTGTTCGCAGCTGTCCTCAACGTCGGTGACATCGGTGCAGTTCAGCGACAGACCATTGAAGCAGACCCAGGTATACTCCTCATGCCAGCGGCAGTTACAGCAAATTTTTTCAGGTCCCATGTTTTCCACCATTCCAGAATCCATCCATTGCCTCCCGGTACGCTTTGAAGCAGTCCGGGCACAGATCGCCAACGCCACAGATTCTTTCGCAATCAAGTGCCCATCCGTCCAGCGGTTTGCTGTCATACTTTCCGTCGTCGAACCGCTCTGCGAATACCTGCTTGCGGCAGCGGTTGCAGATGAACATTGCGCCGTTCTTTCTCATGTAAATACCTCACACATGATGCTGTATTTTTCCTCCGACCCCGAGCGGCCTTTTCCCGTACATTGCACGGCATTGCGGGCAAAGGTCAATTACTCTTGGATACTTCAAAGGGAATCCGTTGAAATCTGTGGTCACTTCCCAATCAGTCACCCAGTCCTGCGTTGTCAGCATATCCTGAAACCCACCCTCAAGCTGTTCCTGAAATGCAACTCTCCTGCATATATCGCAAAATATAGCCTTGAACATCCTTTGCATATCAGCACCTCCCGCACTTTGCGCACTTGCCATCACAGGTAGGCTTTCCCTCGGTGGGTGCCTCGTACAGCTGCACCATCGGCTGCGGCTGGTCCGAACGGTTGAGCGGCTTGTCATACTGAACCGTGTAGTCGCCCTTCGGGTTATCGTGCCATGCCAGAGCGTGACGGATCGCAAGCCAAACCTGCTCTGCCCGGTACGGGATTCTCATGCAGTAATCAAGCGGAGCGGAAAGGACGTATCTCTTGTACAGCTTGTCCACTTCTTCCTGCATGATGTTCCGGCGGTCAATCGAGATATGGAAGATTTCATCCCGTTCTTCTTCGTCGGCAAACGAATCGTTTTCCAGAGCGGCGTAGAACTTCGCCATGCACAGTTCGTCTGTCAGGTCTTCAAACTGCCCCATGTGCAGACGAAGGTACATCTCGCAGGCTTTTGCTACCGCCTCGGCCACCGGGCGGCTCATGGTTATGGTGACTTTCTCGATCTCTGCCGGCGCGTTCTTTTTCTTGCCCATGACATTACCCCCACAGCTTGACGGCCGGTGCGCCATAGCCATCGCGTACAATAATGCCATCTTTTTCCGTAACAAACATCGTTGTCTTGAACGGGAAGTTTGCGGCACTGATGCCCGCTTCATTGGCAGCATCGATCAGCATCCCGCACGGACCGTAATCGCTCATAATGGAGAAGTGGTTGAACCTCCCACTTTCCGCGTATTCCGTCATGCGTTTTGCCAAGGCTTTTTTGAACGTATCCGCTTGATCCGATGTTATGTTCTGTCGCCCCATGTCAGCAAGGAGACACGCAGTAATGGATGTGAAGCTATCATCTCCATTGCTGTGCGGCCGATCTTCGAGTATCTTCTCTGCCCACCAGTTGACAGCTTTCTCGATTGCCTCTTTCGCTAAAATCATTCCGCCTTTTTATCCTCCGTCTTGCACAGCCGCGCTGTTTCCCGTGCCATGTTCACCATCTTCTGCAGCGTTTCCAGCAAATTGCCGGACAGATTGATGGGCAGAAGTGCTGCCCGCACGATCATGCCGTCCCGGATAACGTAGTACCGGGAACCACTCGTCGTATGCCGCAAGCAGTAATTGATATAGTCACTTTTCTTGATTTCGTCCATCACGGGAACCAGCCTGCTTGCGGCGATGAAGTCAATGGTCTTTTCGTCCGGGTCTGTCAGCCCCATAAGAAGTGCCCCGCCGATATTCAAGTTGATATAGCTGGTTTTACACTCAACCTCATTCTGAACAGCATCTTCGAGGTTCAGACCGCAGACATCCGTAATGGTGTTGCAGTCGTATGCGGTGTATATCACATCTTCCCATTTCTTTTTCTCGATCCCGAGCATCGTCATAACCTCTGCTTCGCTCCACGGCTTAGGAAACCCTTCCGGCGAGTAGATTTCAGAATTTGTGCCGATGTAGAACTTCGTTTCAAGATCGTCCGATCCATGTACCCTATACAGGCGGCATGAGCCACGGTCTTTGATTACTTTGGCAATCGCTGCAATTTTCATGTGCGCACCTCTCCGATGGATTGAACATCAAACAGTTCAAATTCTGTATAGTGTTCTGCAGCTTGCTTCTTCGCCTCGCAAGCTGCTTCCTCTGTATTGATAGCATCCAGCGTATACTGCAGGCACTCTTTTGTTCCGCGTCTGTCGGATGCTCTCAGTAAGACACAGTACCTCATACAAACAGATACCCCCAGCAGAACTTCGCCAGCGCAGCAGGCACCAGCAGCAAAACCGCCGCCCAAAGCGTAGCGGCCAGCAGAAGCAGAACCGTACCAAGCGTTTTAACCAGTCCGTCCATATTTTTCACCTCAACCTTCTTGCTCGTCTTCATCGTTCCGCACCTGACAGGCAGGTGCGGATATGGGATTTTTGATCTTGGCGACGGGGCGGACACCAGCCTCA